CGTAGTAATTTACGCATAAGATTAATTAACTAGATTTTTAAAAAGGGTAGGTAAAATTGCCTACCTTTTTTTATAACTTTTAAAACAAATAAATATGTCGTGTGATATTAGTTTGGGAAGGTTGGAACCCTGTAAAGACGCAGTCGGAGGATTAAAAGCAATTTATTTTATGAATTACGCAGACGTTACAGGAATAACTTACCTAACAACAGCAGGTAACGAAGACGTTATCGAAGCAGTAACAGGAAGTCCTTCAGCGTATAAATACGAACTGAAAGGAGCAAATAATTTCGAGCAAAACTTGACAAGTTCAAGGGAGAACGGAACGACTTTTGTAGAACAAACATTAACAGCAGTAATTAAGAAACAAGATATTGCGACACATAAGCAAATCAAATTACTTTCTTTTGGACGCCCACGAATAATTGTTGAAGATTACAATTCTAATTTTTGGCTTATGGGGGTTGACAATGGGGCGGAAGTAACGACAGCAGCTATATCAACAGGTACAGCTATGGGAGATTTAAGTGGAATTACATTAACGCTTACAGCTACCGAAAAAATTCCTGCGCCATTTTTAGACTGTTCATCAGAGTCAGGATTATCAGGAAACGGAATTACAGTAGTTTCAGGAACATAAATATAAATTAATAGAGTAGATAAATAGTCTGCTCTATTTTTTTTAACATGATCATAATATGATACAATTAGAATCATATACTGATTATCCGAAACAAGCAAGTGAAAACGCAAAGATTGCCTTGCGATATGCAGAGTCTTTCGGTTGGGGAGATTGTGGTACTAACGTAGGAAAACAAAGGGCGTCACAGTTAGCAAATAGAAGACCGATTTCAAGAGAAACAATTGCAAGGATGGCTGCGTTTGAAAGACATCGTCAGAACGCAAATAAAAAGCTAGGTGACGGTTGTGGTCGTTTAATGTGGTTAGCTTGGGGAGGTGATGCAGGTATCAAATGGGCGCAAAGAAAACTGAAACAAATTGATAAGTAAAATTCTTTGTTTAATAAAGAGCCTATCTTATTTAATAAGGTAGGTTTTTTTATATATAAACAAATCATGTAAAAAATAGTTATATAAGTATGATTATTCTAAAAGAACAAGTTGCAAGTCAAACTTTGAAAATAATACCTAGAGTCAATCAAGCAGACTCAATTGTAATTAAAGGTATTGAAGGCTCGACCAGTTACGAAATAACACCTACATTTGACAGATATTTCATGGTCATAACAAGAGCGTTCACACTTAAAGAAAATCAACAATACAGTTTTGACGTAAAGAACGGAACTGAAATAGTTTACAAAGGTAGAATCTTTTGCACAAATCAAACAATCTCTGATTATACGATCAATAACAATGTATATACAGAGCGCACATCAAACAATGACTTTATTATAATATAATGGAAAACAACGTACACATTTTTGAACTAGCAACGTATGAAAAGCCTGAAGTAATTGAATCAAGAAATAAAGATTTTGTTTCTTATGGTAAAGACAATGACTATTACGATTGGTTAATTGGTCGTTATAAAAATTCAACAACAAACAACGCTGTGATAAACAACATTGCAAAGTTGATTTTCGGTCGTGGTCTTCATGCTCTTGACGCCTCAAGAAAACCGAATGAATATGCAATGATGAAATCAATGGTTGATCCTGACGTTTTGCGTTCAATTGCTTTAAACTTTAAACTGCTTGGCGCAGGTTACTTTCAAATACTTTATAATAAAGAACATACAAAGATTGTTAAAGTTGATTATATACCGACAAGATTAATCAGAGTTGGTAAATGTAACGAAGATGGCGACATCGACACTTATTACTATTCTGACGACTGGACAGATATAAAGAAATACCCACCTGTTAAGTATTCAGCTTTTGGAACAAGTAAAGACGATATTGAAATTGATTGCGTCAAGTTTCATTCTGTTGACATGAAGTATTATACAGATGTTGACTATCATGGTGCGTTACCATACGCAGTTTTGGAGGAAGAAGTTTCGACTTTTTTGATCAATGACGTTCAAAATTCTTTTAGTTCAACGAAGTTAATTAATTTCAGTTCAGGCGTACCGTCAGAAGAGGCGCAGCGTCAACTATCACAGCAAATAAAAAACAAATTAACAGGAACAAAAGGCGATAAAATCATTGTAAGTTTTAACGACAATCCTGAACAAAAAGCAACGATTGAAGATATTGCACTTGATAACGCTCCTGAGCATTATGCTTACCTTAGTTCCGAATGTCAAGCGAAGATCCTGAACGGTCATACAGTCATTAGCCCGATGATCGTGGGAATCACTAACGAAAATCATGGCTTTAGTTCAAACGCTGATGAAATTGAAATGGCTACAAAAGTATTTTACAATCAAAGTATTGCACCTTTTCAACAAGCAATAATTGAAAGAATCAATCATTATTTAGCTTTTAACAACGCAGCGTTACATTTGTACTTTAAGCGTCTTGACTTAATGGGGTCGATTGAAGAACTGCAACAAACTGCTGACGCTGACAACGTAGCTGCAACAGCCATGAATGGTGCGCAAATATCAAGTCTTGTTTCTATTGTTCAAGCAGTCGGTGAAGGTACTTTGACACCTCAATCAGGTGTTCAAGTAATACAAGCAGGTTTTCCTACAATATCAGAAGAAAGAGCAAGAGCAATTGTTGGTGTTAAAGAAGACGACACAATTGATCCTGAAGTAAGCAATACATGAACTTGGTGAAGATGAATCTGATGAATGGGTGTTAATTGATGAAAGAGATGTTGAATACGATAATGAAGAACATTATAACAATCAAGTCAAAGAATGGGACGCTGAATTACAAGCAGAAGACGAAACAACACTTTCTAAGATAGTTAAATTTGCAACAGGTAGAGCAGCACCGAACAAAAACAGCGAACAAGACAAAGAAGTTGACGGATTATATTTTAAAGTCAGATACGTTTACGCAGGAAATCCTTCACCACAAAGAAAGTTTTGCAAAGAAATGATGAGAGCGCAAAAACTTTATAGAAAAGAGGATATTGACAAACTTAGTTCAATGAATCCTAATAAAGGTTTTGGTGAAGGTGGGTTGAACAATTATTCGATTTTCGAATATAAAGGCGGAGCAAGATGCCGGCATTTTTGGAAGCGTAGAACCTACATTGCAGCAACAAAGAAAGAAACGATTTCTTCTTACAATACAGTTGAAGTCACAACAAAAGAAGCAAACAAGTATGGTTATACACCACCGATAAACGATACACTAGCAGCAACGCAGCCAAGTAAGATGCCTTTGAAAGGTTTTAGTCCTTTAAATCAAAATTTACCGTCAGATGTTGTATAACATAAAACGATCAAGATAAAAAAATTAAAAAATGTCATATACTCTATTAATAACAACAAGCGATGTTCCAAGATTTACAGCATTAAACGGCAATGTGGATATTGACAAATTTGTTCAGTTCGCTTTAGTAAGTCAAGATATACACCTTCAGAATTATTGTGGTACAAACTTGCTTGAAAAAATACTTGCAGATATAACAGCAGGTACACTTGCAGGAAATTACTTAAACTTAGTCAACAATCATTTGAAGAAAATGTTGATACATTGGACAATGGTCGAGTATCTACCATTCAGCGCATATAGTATCGCAAATTCAGGTATATACAAAAAGTCTTCTGAGAACGCAGAAACAGTTGATAAAAATGAAGTTGATTATTTAGTTGAGAAAGAAAGAAACATTGCGCAGCATTATACAGACAGATTCATTGACTATATGTGTACAAATTCAGAACTGTTTCCTGAATATAATAACAACGAAAGTGACGATATGAATCCTGATAAAACAAGATTTCGTTGTGGTTGGGTTTTAGATGGTCAACCTGAACTTGTAAGAGGGCATAACAAAAGAGATGTTTCAAACTTAACGTACTAATTATTAAATATGATTCGAGTATATAAGCCAAAAGAAGTAAACATCAAAAAATTACAAGTTTACTTAAAGAAAAAAAAGAAGAAATAATGAAACAATTAATCATAACACATACATCAGTATTCATGAAAACAATATTAGTGTTTTTTGCACCTATTAAACCTATTATTTTATTAGTAGGTCTGTCAACAATCTTAGACACAATTGCAGGTGTATGGCGAGCAAAGAAACTTAAAGAAAAAGTATCTAGCAGAAAAGCAAGAAAAGGTTTAATACCTAAATTAGTCAGTTATATTGTTGCTGTGTTGTTAGTTTATACAACAGACTTTTTCATAATCAATGAACTTGTAAGCAATTTTATAAGTATTGACTATCTAGCAACCAAGTTAATTTCATTAGCATTGATTTCGGTAGAGGTTAAGTCTATTGACGAAAGTTTTAAAGCTGTGAAAGGTTGTTCTTTTCTGCAAAAGATCACAGACATTGTTTTAAAAGCTAGAGATATTCGAAAAAATCTAAGATAAATGGCGCATTTAGAATATTTAATTATTCATTGCACAGCTACACCTGAAGGAAGGGAAGTTACAGCAAACGAAATTTACAGATGGCACACTAATCCGAAAGACAAAGGTGGTCGTGGTTGGTCAAAACCAGGTTATTCTGAAATGATACATCTTGACGGAACGATTGAAGAACTTGTACCGTACAACGATGATCATTGGATTGATAATTGGGAAGTTTCATTCGGGGCAAAAGGTATGAACTACAAATCAAGGCATATTGTATATGTTGGCGGGTGTGATAAAAACATGAAACCGAAAGATACAAGAACTGACGCACAGAAAGAAGCACTTGAAATGTACGTCAAAAGTCATACAACATTACAACCTCAATGGCGAATAGCTGCCCATTATCATTTCTCACGAAAAGCCTGTCCGAGTTTCGATGTCGAGCAATGGTTAAAAGAAATTAATGTCAAACAAAAAAACATCTATACAAAAAATCCAACAGTTTTATGAGATATTTAATACTTGTTTTATTATTATCTAGTTGTTCGAGTACATATCATTTAAAAAAAGCAATAAAAAAAGACCCTGAAATACTCAAAGAACAAACTATCATAGACACATTAAAAATTGAAACAATAGATTCTGTTGCTTATGTTGTAAACGACACTATCAAATACAGCTATTTTAAGACGATTACAGACACTATAATCAAAACGAAGTATAGATACATCAAAAACCCTAAAACAAGACAGGAGATACGCTTAGAATCTAAAAAAGAAATTAAAGAAATAAAAGAAACTGCGAAAACTGAAAGGCTTGACAAAAGACTAGATAAAAGAATTAAACAAACAGAAGTAAGAAAGTCTAATAAATCATGGACATTATGGTTGTTTTTGTTTTTTTTAGGCTTCTTTTCTGGATCGTTGACAATTTTTATTTTAAAAAGATAGTTTGATTAAAAAAAAAATATGTATAATTGTGAGCCTTTTCATAAAAGGTTTCATAGTTTATAGTTTTTCGTCTAAGTCCTGTTATTCATTTAGCAGGACTTTTTTTATTTAATAATTATGGGAGATTTTAGACCAAGAATAAAAGGTAATTTAAAGAAAGCATACGACAACTTAACAAAGAAAGAATCAAGAGTTCTTTGTATAGGTGATCTTCATGAACCTTTTTGTTTAAAAGGGTATCTTGAACATTCGATTGAAACATATGCAAAATGGAATTGCAACAGAGTTGTATTAATTGGTGATGTCATCGATAATCATTACAGTTCATACCATGAAACAGATCCGAACGGTATGGCTGCAGGTGATGAACTTGAATACGCAATTAAAAAACTTTCTAAATGGTACAGAGCATTTCCGAAAGCTGACGTTATTATCGGCAACCATGACAGACTTATAAGGCGCAAGGCGTTTACAGGTGGAATACCTAAACAATGGATAAAAGAATATTCAGATGTTTTAAATGTGCCTAATTGGAATTTCACAGACAGAGTTGTCATCGATAATGTTCAGTACATTCATGGTGAATCAGGTAAAGCTATAAAGAAAGCAAAAGATGATATGATGTCAACCGTACAGGGGCATCGTCATACAGAAATGGGGGTTGAGTTTGCTGTCGGACAAAATTATAAAGTATTCGGCTGCGCTGTTGGTTGTGGGATAAATCATGAATCTTATGCAATGAGTTATGGAAAGAATTTTAAAAAACCTGCAATTGCTGTCGCTGTAATTATAAATGGAGAATATGCAATAAATCAACCTATGAAGTTGTAATATTTCTTTGACGACTTTTTAATCATTCTTTGATTAAATACTTAGATTTTAATTCTAATCGCACATCTCAACTTTTTAATGTACTAGCATATTGATATAAAAGAAAGTTTCTTAAATCGCTTTAAAATCAAAATTAGATCGTTTTGTAAAATATCTTATAAATTTTATAATTTATTTATTATTATTTTTTTTAATAAATAAACAATTGATAATCAGCTAGTTACAAAAAACTTTGAAAAAAAGTATATATTTTTTGTTGATAAGTGAAATTTTATATATATATTTGAATATCTCATTGAACTAATGATATGAGATTTTAAAAACTATAAATTATGAGTATCGTTAAAAAAGTAAAAATTACAGATTATCGAAAACAAAATGTTGTTGCGATAAACTACCCACCTGATCCAACTAATTATGTCTATTGGGTAGATGAAGAAGGCGCAGCAGCAGAATGTATGGATAAAATGCTAGAACTATTAAAACGTAAAGATGTTAAAATAGAAGTAGTAGAAGAAGAAAGATACAACTAAAAACAATGGTGGGTTGAAATATACCCACCATTTTTTTTTAAATTAAATATTATGAAAATTTATAGAGTAAACGATAAACATTACACGAACTTTGACATTGCACTTTTACAAGCTGTTAAAGAAAATCACGCAGTAATAACTATTGAAGTAAACGAAACAAAACAACTAGAAGTTGAAAAGAATGAAGACGACTTATTACTAATTGATGATGATGGTAATGAGTATAGTTGTGAATG